AGATGAAGATACACTTCAAGAAGTTGAATCCACAGGCACAGAAGCCTAAGTTTGGCAAGCCAGGAGACGCAGGTGCAGATCTTGTAATGACATCAGTTGATTTTTCTAGAAACAATCAAGTAGTATATGGTACAGGTATAGCAGTAGAGATACCAGAAGGAATGGTGGGACTTGTGTTCCCACGTTCCTCTGTACGTAACACAGATTTATTAATGAGTAACTCTGTTGGTGTGATTGATAGTGGTTATAGAGGTGAGATCATGGTTACATTTAATCTAAAAAAGTCATTAGAGGAGGCAGAGATTTATGTACTAGGTGATCGTATTGCTCAGTTAGTAATCATACCTGTACCAGTGATACAGTATAAGGAAGTAGATGAGTTATCAGAAACACAAAGAGGAATAGATGGACATGGCAGCACAGGAAAATGATCCTTATGGGGCACACAAGGTTATGAAACAGATACTAGATAGGGAGATGGTCAATCATCCTGATCACTACCAAGGTAATAAGTTCGAGGTTATAGATGTTATCGAAGATTACAACTTAGGCTTCTCTCTAGGTAATGCTATCAAGTACATACTTAGAGCTGACAAGAAGGGTGCAAGGAAACAAGACCTGAAGAAAGCTATCTGGTACATTCAACGAGAAATCAATCGTGAAGACTTGTAGTGTAGAGGGATGTAATAATTATGTTTGGTCTAAGGGGGTGTGTAAGAATCACATCCCCAAAGAACCTATACGTACAAATAAGATAAAAACTGTACGTACAGAATCAAACCCCATGCATGTTTTCTTCAAAGAGATCTGGAAAGAACGTAAGCACTACTCTGAAGTGAGTGGTGAGTATCTAGGAAGTGAAGCATTATCAACTTTCTTTCATCATATCCTTCCTAAGAGTAAATATCCTGATGTAGCGTATGATAAATCTAATATTATTTTATTAACTTTACCAGAACATGAATCTGTAGAGAATGATATGTACAGATTTGAAGAAGTTAACAGAAGACGTATTGAACTTTTAAACAAAATAAACCAATGACAAACCAATTTTTCTACACTCGTAAAGAGGGTGACAAAGAGTTTACAGACTCTTTCAACATTAACAAAGTAATTCGCAGCATTGCGTTTGATGATGAACTAGTAGTATTACTAGATGATATTCATGAGCGTGTTGAAGAAGTACCAACACAAAATCCTAAGACTGGTAAGGTGATTGGTGTACAACGCAAGCGTGACATCTTCCAGTCAGACATTCACTTAAAGGGTGATGATATTGCAAGATTTAAAAAACTAACAAACATTGAATTCTAATGGCAAATTTCAAACAACTACGTGGTAACAGATTGTTACTAGATCTTCCTAAGAAGGAAGAAGGTAAACTTATTGTTGATGACAACACTAAGGAAGCTCTTGAAAGAGAGATGATTCAGAAGTATCAGAGGCTTACAGTGTATGCTGTAGGTGATGTTATTACAGACGTAAAGCCAGGAGATGATGTACTAGTAGATCCAGCAGCATTATCTAAAGCTTCTGTTATTCCTATGGGAGAAGACCACAAATTATTAGTTTCATCATTTGATATAATCCTAGTTTGGTAAATGGAAAATCTTCCTTTCATATCATGTAAATGTATCACCTATGGTAGATTACATTTTTTAGAAGAGGCTGTAGAGTCTTTCTTAAAGCAAGATTATGCTGGACAGAAAGAATTAATTATTGTTAATGATTATCCTCTACAAAAACTATCTTACGAACATCCAGAGATCAAGATACTCAATTTAGAAGAAACGTTTCTCACCATAGGTGAAAAGGAAAACTTTGCGTTACAACAATGTTCAGGAGAACTAATTGCTGTATGGGATGATGACGATGTAGCTATGCCTAATCATTTATCTAACATTGCTAAATACTTTACAGAAGATGGAGAAATTTTATTCTGGGGTAATGGTGTATTGTTTCATGGTAATGACATACATGAGTTAACAGGACTTGGTAATTCAGGAATAGTGTACACTAAAAAGATTTGGGAAGAACTAGGAGGACATCCCCTTGAGAATGCTGGATATGATACCACATTCGTTAACCAAATTATTTATAGAGCAGGTGCTAAACCAATGATTGTAGCATGTCCTCCAGATGAAGAGATAAGTTGGTTCTATATGTGGGGAGGTAGAGGGTATCACATGAGTGGTCAAGGCACTGATCATGAAGGAAGACCTAATGCTATTCAAAGACATTCTGCTCATGTGGAATCAGAAAGAGCGTTAGGGAATATACCAACTGGAGATATTATAATTAAACCAAATTGGAGATTGCCATACAGTGATCTTCTTAAAAAACGAATCGATGCAAATAAATAAAATAAGTATTGACTCTACACATGCTAATACAGATTTGTGTAAACTTGCTGTTAAGTATCCTACAGATAAATGTCCTTATCATAATGAGTCTCACTTACATAGACATGCTTATACATCTATATATAACCTATTGTTCTCGCAACTTCGTTATAAGGAAATTACAATAGGTGAAGTAGGTATATTAGATAATAACTCTATGTTATGTTGGAGAGAATACTTTCCTAATGCAGCTTTATTTGGATATGAATATCATGATGATAAATTGCAAAAAGGAATACGTGATAATCTGAGAAATGCTACATACATTCATATAGATGTTACTAATGAAGAATCTATTAAGAGCGTATTTAACAAGAATGATTTCTTTGATATAATCATAGAAGACTCTACACATGTATTTGAGGATCAGATTAGATTTTTAAACGTAGCATATAAATGTGTCAAACCAGGAGGTATAATTGTCATTGAAGACATTTTCCTTAAGGAAGATGAGAATAGATATATAGAAGCTATAGATGGTATTAAAGAATACTTCTCATCAGCTACATTTATTATGGCTGATCATGAGTTAAAGTTTTCTCCAGGTTGGGATAATGATAAGTTATTGGTATTACATAGAAATGATAAAGAATGTTCTTAAATATTATCACCCCTTGTAGTAGACCAGAGTTTTTAGACGCTGTTTCAAAAAGTATCAATATCCCTAAAGATAACTACAAGTGGATTGTTGTTTTTGATTCAGAGACTATTCCAGAAAACATTCCAGAGTGTGAAGCTTATTGCATTAAAGATGTAAATAGTGTGTGTGGAAATGCACAAAGAAACTTAGGAATTGATTTAGTAACAGAAGGTTGGATATACTTTAATGATGATGATACAACTATGCATCCAGACTTATGGGATAATATCAAAGATTTAGATAATGACTTTATATCATTTGATCAAGTATGGACCAGTGGTGTACATAGATTGTATGGAAACATAGTTAAATTAAGCTATGTAGATAGTCATAACTTTATTTTACATACATCATTAGTAGGTAATGAAAGATTTGTTTTAAGTAGAAGAGATGCAGATGGTATATTTGCTGAAAACTGTTATAATAAAGCAAAGAACAAATATTACATTAATAAAGTGCTATCTACCTATAATTCACTACAACCATAAAAGAAAAAGGGAGCCAAATGGTTCCCTTTTTACTTAACAAAATGAATCACAAATTTAATCGAAACGAACAAAAATCTATTTAGAGAGCCTCTTTTGTTTTAAAGGCCACATCTTACTCTTAAGACGTGATGGTGTATCAGCCTCTCTCATATAATTACCATCAACTGGTTTAGGAGGTGCCACCTTAGGAGCCTTTGCAGGTTTGTGCATCTTTAGCACAGGCTTTGTTTTCTTACTTGCAGCCATATTTACATTTTTTCATAGATGCACCAGACTTAGCTTTCTTTGTAGCACCTGCGATACGATCAGCAGCTGTAGGATTAGGGTTTTTATCGATACCAGCTTTTACTGATAACATACCAAACGCTCCACCATTTTTAGCTTTCTTAATCTTACCACCATTCTTAGAGAAACCACCACCAGGAGTTTTCTCACGAGGTCCAAGATTTAAATAACCTTCATTAGTTACTTCATCAGGAATAATAGAATAAGTCCTTTTTTTAGGAGCAGGAGCTGTTGATTTTTTAACAGCAGGTTTAGAAACAGGTTTTTTAGGCATAGGTGTGCCAGCTTGTGCTTTTTTCATTGTTTTCATTTTATTTCTTTTTAGGCATTTTACCACCTTTTTTTAGAGGTTGTATAATAGATTTCTTATTTTTAAAAGGATTTCCCTTTTCATTAGGAATAGGTTGTATATCAGATTTTTTATCTTTACTAGGACTTTTTTTAATAGGTGTTTGTAAAGCCTTCTCTACATATGTTTTAAGTCCATTCTGTGCCTTTTTTATAGTTGCCATATTATTTTCTTTTAGACATTTTCTTCATCATCATCTTAGGTGCTACTTTCTTAGCAACTTTACCACCCATTTTCTTTTTAGCTACAGTAGAACTAGATGCTGCTCTTGTAGAATCAGAACTGGTTTTTTGAGCAGCACGTTCTTTAGGATTAGAATAATATAGTCTACCTTCAGCTTTATCCTTACCAGTTATTTTAGCTTTTCCCATAAGAGGACCTATAGCAGCACCTACTAAACTTCCAACAACTTGATGTGGAGCATATGCTGTTTTTATAGCAGTGTTTCCAACTTTACGAAGAGTTTTACCAACTGCAGTTCTACCAGGATCTTTAGCACCAAGAAAATCTTCTTTAAGAAAATTCTTTACAGATTTAGCTGCTGTACTAAATGCAGATCCTCTTTCTTTAGTATTAACATTTGATAACATTTTACCTTCAGATGGAACATCTTTAAGAGCATTCTTCTCATCTGTATTAGGATCTTTAGCAAGATTGATACCACCTTGAGCTTTGCGCTTCATCATAGGTTTACCTGCCATCTTTTTTTTAATAATTGCCATGATATTATTTCTTTTTAGTTTGAGCTTTTATTTTCTTTTCCTGCTTTAACATAGCAGCTGTAGGTTTCTTACCTGAACCTTTGTTAGCACGAATGTTGTCCCATAAACCACGTTGTGATGTAGAACCATCTGCACGTTTAATCATTCCACCCATCTTTTTCTTAGGATAACCATTAGCATCAAAACCTGGTTTACCCTTATATGCTTGTCTTGCTTTATTATTAATAGCTTCTACTGCTTTTTTTGCATTTTCTTTAGCAGCTTTTGGTAATCCAAACTTAGCTTGAGTTATAGCTAGATCAGAACGAAGTTCTTGTTCATCTTTAAAATACTTTGTGCTATCTTTTGTAGCTTTAGTACCATTTTGGGCTTTCTTTATCATGTTAACACTTCCACTTTCGTAGAGATTTATTGATTCTTGAATTAGGATCGTTTGCAGTTTTTGCAGACGTTAGTTTCTTTTTCATGCCTGACATCCTAGCACAGAATGATTTCTTGCGAGGACCACCTTCAGGTTGTGGAGCTTTAAGACCAGGCTTACCTGGATTAGCTCTGTTGTAGGAAGCCCTACCTTTTGCATTTAGGCCACCAGAAGGATTCTTACCTTCCTTTCTTTGCCATGCTTCGCTTTTTGCCATAGTCAGGATTATCTTTATGCCACTTCTTAAC